CCCAATCTTCTATCGTATGTTCATAGTCGCTATCACAATTTTCATTATCGCTTTCATATTCGGGGTCGTTTCCTGTAGTCGCCTCGTAGACGTACTGAATCCAAACCATTATTCAGAAGTCTTCTTTTTGGATCCGGTTACGGAGATAGTTGATGTTTCTTTTATTGGTAAACTCTCGACGATTACCTTTAAGGCGGTTTCCGCCTGTTCTTCGTTTCCTTCAAAAAAGACGCTAAGTCCTTCCCTGATTGTATCTTTATTAAGACCAACTTTACGTACGCTTTTCTTGACCGTGATCTTACCAGTTTTGGTATTGATGACGTCGAGACCGTTATCTACCATTAATTTTTTGATGTGTAACTTAAGTGCCTTTTCTGCTTGGGAAAGGACTTTAATATCGGATCGAGATTCTTTAATCTGTTGATTCAGTTCAACCAGTTTAGAGACGCTGTTTGTAAGATCGTCGGCTGAAATAGACATGTTATACTTTATGTGCTATGATTACCTTTAAGTTTATTTTTAGACAAGGGGACGCTGCATGGAATCGGGGGCGATAGTAGAGTTATTCCACGTAAAAGCCTCCTTAGGATTGGGTGGCTCGGAGCGGATATTTTGATTAGCGTTACGTAAAGCACCACCGGTGGTCTCAGGAATACCTATCTGCTGACGAGGTTCGAGAAAGTTCTGACCAGCTAGGATATCTTCGGGTGCGAACTCACCAAATTCCTCCTGAGAAGCTACCTCGCGGGGGAGAAGAGACGAAGCGAGACCGGTACCCGCCTTCATCACGGGGCCAGAGCCCTTGGGAGAAGGGCCAACAGTGGGGGCCTCGATAGTCGCATAGCTGGACGTATATTTCTCCGGGCGGCTAAATCTTTCCGCGAGAATAGCGAAAGCCACGGCGAAAGCTAAAAGAAGGAACATGCGGAAGTAAGGCGACTTAGACATCTTACGTAACATTGTTTGTTATATACTGTATATAAATTTTTTTATTGGTCATCCTCGAACATGTAGTCGTCTGGGTAAGTTTCATCGAAAGTCTCCTGATCGGGTTCGTCGGGCTTGCCCAGCCTGACCTGGACAATATTCCACGCTGGACCAAATGCCTTCTTAGCAAACCATAGACCAGAAAATTCCACGACGATGGAGCATTGTGATCCAGCCTCGACTGCATCAAACTCTACCATCTCCCTGTCGTAACTAAATACCTTCGTATTAGGAATTCGCTCGGCTGAGATGGTGTCGTCCCTGATGTAAGCAGTCTTAATAGTCTTATCAGCTAGCTTACGACCAAACCACGACTCACCATTTTCAATGGCGTTCTGAACATTGACGTCGTGAATCTCGTCAATCTTAGAAAAGTCGGCGGGTTCAAACGTAAGGTCCTGTTCGGCGGTTTCTACGATTCGTACATCATTGAGCTGGATAAATATACGTTTACGCTCATCAGTGAACGCGCGGACGTGATAGAGACCGTCTTCTCCCTTGGTGGGGATGTCGTAAATCATTTATACATGATATACGTATCATTTCTTTAAACCTATAAATGGTATTGCTGCCGAACGTTGTAATAATGGTTTGGGTACCCAACCATCTCTTCTTGGTTTAAATCCATACAGTGTCTGCTGAATGTTTAAGTTCTTTGGGATAGGTTTTGCGTTAACGGGTCTTAATGCAAATTCGTTCTTGACGTATGCATTGTTATTTTCTTTTTTCCACTTCAAGTTTTGTAAATTAAAACGCTGATTACCATTTGAGCGTTCGTATCCCTCTATTACGTTATTCTTTGTTACGGGGTTTAATCCATGGACCATCTTTTTAGAAAGGCGATCTGCGACCGGCTGGGTTGTGTACTTTCTATATTTATACGGATCAACACGCAAAGCTTTAGAAATGGAAACTTTCCTTTGTACCGGGGACCTAGTATGACGATTTCTTTTTATTTTAGGACGGATACGCTTAACGACTGATTCAATCGAATCTGCTAGTTTGATTTTTTTATCAAATAACATCGCTAATCTTATAAGTCTTTGTCTATCCTTTTCTTTCTTTTCTGGACGAAGTCTTAACGTGTGCATGAGATAGATATCATCTATCAAAAACTCTTTACTCGCTGCAAATATTTTCTTATTTACTATCATTCTATTCGTCGCAACGTTCCTATATGTAATACCTTTACGAAGAGTTCGTATAACATCGTACCCAAATTCGTGAGGACGCATAAAGGGTAGATCTAAAAACCCTCCCAATACGACGTCTTGAATCTTCCCCTTTTCGGGTGAAAAGAATCTCATATTGATATCTAAGGCGAATAACTCCACATCTATAAAAATATCACCTTTACCGGGTTTGTTATTAGTCCCCGTTTTTTTCTTTTTTATAAGAGTATATCTTCTGGTAACAAATATCCCCTTCTGTTTGAATCCTATACCCAGAAATTTGATAATTTTCTTATCCATCGACATGATTCGAGTTTTTACTCTCTGATTCAATTTCTGGGCGATCTGACCTAATTTATCCCATAAAATTAGTTTAACAGCTTGAAGTTTACCAAAATATTTTGCATCGTATGCAATTCTTGGAACAAATTTAGCGTCTATATCACTCGTAACGATCCTGTCGTTATAAGGCATGTACATGTTAAACGCTTCCCCACCGCTTACTACGAGATCTCCCATTGTTTTCATATGTTCACTTATCTCGCCCACTGTGTTTAAAATTATATCACGGCACGCGTCCGTAACGAATACATATACAAATTTTTCAAATGATTTAGATCCATACGTGTCACGCATCCTTTTTCTAAATTTACCTAAATCCCTTGCTGCATTCCTGTCGAAGTATTTTTTCAACTTTGCATCCCTGAAAAATAAATTTTCATTTTTAAAACGTTCGACTGTCTGTTTAGAATATAATTTGATGTCCATTAATATAGATGAATATTTTTATACATGAAATAAGCATTTATTGGTGATATCAACACGCTTAAAGACGAACTGCATATGTAATGTATAATGTCTACTGAAACCGCGTGCAACCGTAACGAATGCCTTACCGAGATTACCGCTCTTCGTAATGAACTTAAGTCGCTCACCAAAATTGTCCGAAAGATCAAGGCTAAGCTCGACGATCCCAACGGAGAGAAGTCCGCTAAGCGTGCTAAGAACAACGGTTTCAACCGTGAGCAAAAGATTTCCGAGGAGCTTCGCTCTTTCCTGGGTCTTCCCGAGGGTCAGCTTGTCTCTCGTAGCACTGTAACCAAGTCTATTAACGAATACGTCAAGGCTAACGGACTTAAGCATCCCGATAACGGTCGTGTCCTCGTTCTCGATCAGAAGCTTCGTGATCTTCTTAAACCCCCTGCAGACGTTCAGGTTACTTTCCTGAACCTTCAGAAGTACCTAAGCCCTCATTACACCAAGGTCGAAGCCTAAATTCATATACTTAAAAAAATAAACATATAACATATAAAACATGATCGATAAAGTCTCAACTGAAAACCTTGTTGGTACAAAAATATCTAACATAGATTTGTACCAAAAAGCATTTACACATAAAAGTGCCCTAAAAGAGGATGAAACGTTAAACGGATCTTTTGAGACGCTCGAGTTTATAGGTGATTCCGTTTTAGGGTTCGTAATCACCAAATTCTTATACGATAAATATGAAAATCGACAGGAAGGATTTTTAACAAAAGCGCGTACAAAACTCGTGCGCGGAGAAACACTGGCTGAAATTGCATCAAAACTCGAACTATATAAATGGATTCGAATGGATGAAAAAGGTATGCGAAATCAGTGGATTCACAATCCAAAGATTTTAGAAGACGTGTTCGAGGCGCTAGTCGGTGCTATATACATGGATCTAGGTCTACTACATGCAAAGGAGTTTATATTACGTATATACAACAATCCCAATTATGTAAACTTAAATTCTATTATGATAGACGACAATTATAAAGATCATCTTATGAGATACTGTCAATCAAATAGTCTCAGCCTTCCCGTGTATAACATATCTTCTCACGAAAATGGAATTTTCCATATAACCGTTTTCGTAGACGGTATATGTATGGGATACGGATTCGCAAAAAATAAAAAGCAAGCGGAACAAAATGCAGCTCGCGCGTTCTTTTATCCACCTAAGTCGGTTTACCCAAACAACGGATACACCCAACAATGAAGGGGGACGACTTCACTCCTCAAAAACGTGTCACCAAGAACGATAAAAAGCAAAAACGGGAAGTGTATTCCCAAAAATACGTTCGTACAGTACTTAAACATTTGGAGGGTAAATTAACCAATGCACCCGAACGTGAAGATATTACTCGAGAGGGAGTACGCCCCACAGAAGTCAGAGGAATGGCTAAGTCTAAGGGGAAAAATGCTCACGGCAAGTGATGCAGCTACCGCTATAGGTAAGAACCCATATGAAACCGCTGATGGCCTACTCTTGAAAAAATGTGGATTGGGTGAAAAGTTTACAGGGAATGCAGCTACACGTCACGGTGAGTTATACGAAGATGAAGCACGTATATTGTATGAGCAACGGCACGGTGAAGTTGTTCATGAATTGGGTTTATGTCCACACCCTGTTCACAAGTGGCTTGGTGGTAGTCCCGATGGAGTATCGGAATCGGGAAAATTGGTCGAGATTAAGTGCCCTCCTCAAAGAGCT